AAAAAAATTTTAGAAGATATTTTACAAATCAACCTCCTAAGAATCCTAAAAAGAAAGTTGACGAAGATTTATTTTAATTATGGTAAACCCAAGATATAGACCCTTTAATGGTAATTCTAGAAAACCTGTTAAACAACAGGAAGAAGTAATACTAAGCGAAACAAAAAAAGATTTTGTATTTCCTCCAAAGGAAAAATATATTGGATCACACATTAAAAGTGATTTAGCAGGTGAACCTGTTTCAAATGAAAGTTATGAGAAGTATTATAAAGATTTAATATGAGTCTAGAAAATGTAATTTATAAATTACAAAGAGGGTTAGATAAAAGAATACAACAATTAGCAATCTCGGTAACGTCCGGAGGGGTTGACAATATGGAAACATATAAGTATATAATAGGACAAATTAACGCTTTAGAAGCGACTAAACAGGAAATCTCTAACCTGCTTAATGAGAAGGAGCAAAATGAAGGAACAATCGTCGACATCAACACCAAAAATTCACTTACCAAATAAAGATTTAGTCGGTTTAAAGAGATCAGAAGAACAAAAAGAAGTTACAAAAGAAAAAACAAAATTACCCAAACCTACTGGTTGGAGAATGCTAGTTTTACCATTTAGAATGGATGAAAAAACTAAAGGCGGAATCTTACTCGGAGGTGAAGCTGTAGACCGACAACAAGTTGCATCGCAATGCGGAAGTGTACTTGCAATGGGAGATGCTTGTTATAAGGATAAAGAGAGATATCCAAACGGTCCGTGGTGCGCGGTTGGTGATTGGGTGGTCTTTGCACGTTATGCAGGATCACGTATAGAAATTGAAGGTGGAGAAGTTCGTCTTTTAAACGAAGATGAAATACTAGCAACCGTACAGGATCCAACAGATATCCTGCACAAATATTAACCATAGGAAGGAAACTATGCCAGAGGAAAATAAAATAAAACAAGAAAACCCAAAAGTAGATATAGATACTTCAGGACCTGAAGTCGATGTAACTTTACCAGAGGAAGTAAAGGAAGAAGTAATAGAAACCAAGGAAGAAGAAACAGTAAAAGAAGTTAAAGAAGAAGTAAAAGAAGAACCAGTAAAAGAAGATGATTCTAAGTTAGAGGAATACAGTAAAGGCGTTCAATCACGTATTGCTAAACTCACAAGAAAAATGAGGGAAGCGGAGCGTAGAGAAGGCGCTGCTGTTGAATATGCTCAAGCTTTGGAAGCACAAAGAAAACAAGATCAGTCTAAATTTAAAAAAATGGATACTGATTACTGGGGTCGATTTGAGAAAAATGTTAAAACTGGAATGGAGTCAGCTCAAAAAGAGCTAGCTACTGCCATTGAATCAGGAAACGCAGAAGGTCAAGTCGAGGCTAATAAAAGAATTGCTTCACTTGCATTTGAAAATGCAAAATTGGAGCAAAGAAAAACAACTGTTGAAGAGGAAAAACCTGTTCAACTTTCAGACGGTGGAAGATTACCACAGCAAACTCCACAAAGCTTACCTGAACCCGATCCACAAGCGGAAGCATGGGCAAGCAGAAACAAATGGTTTGGCACAGACCGAGCCATGACGTTCACTGCCTTTGAACATCATAAGGATTTGGTTGATAAGGAAGGTTTTGATCCAAAATCGGATGATTATTATGTGGAAATAGATAAAAGAATAAAGGTTGACTTTCCCCATAAATTTGCTAAAGGTGGAAGTATAGAAACGCCAGGAACCAATCAGTTGGTGGCTTCAGCGACAAGAAGCGTAAGACCTGGGCGCAACACTGTGAGACTCACATCTTCACAGGTAGCAATAGCTAAAAAATTAGGTGTGCCACTCGAAGAATACGCAAAACAAATAAAAATCACGGAAGGAGCGTAATATGAAAAAAGAACAAACAACTTCACGTGCGAGTCAAACACGGCAAAAGACTGAAAGGCCAAAAGTGTGGACTCCTCCATCTTCTCTAGATGCACCTCTTGCACCTGATGGATTCAGGCACAGATGGATACGGGCAGAGAGTTTAGGATTTCAAGATTCTAAAAATATCTCTGGAAGATTAAGATCCGGTTATGAATTGGTGAGAGCCGATGAATATAAAGATACTGATTATCCTGTAATCACTGAAGGAAAATACAAGGGGATTATCGGGGTTGGTGGCCTTGTACTCGCAAGGGTACCCGAAGAAATTGCGAAGTCTCGTACTGAATATTTTGCTAAACAAGCAGAAGGTCAGAACGAAGCGGTTGAAAACGATTTAATGAGGGAAGAGCATAAGAGTATGCCTATCAATGTTGACAGGCAGTCTCGCGTAACCTTCGGTGGTACAAAGAAAAGTTAATTTTTTAACTATTCCTACTCATCGATTTAAATCAACCCGTTTACATTTATGTAAACATTAAGGAGTAATAACATGGCTAATAGAAACTCAGCCGGTTTTGGGTTTAGACCAAGTGGAACGTTAGGTAATACACCTGCGACTCAAGGTCTATCTCAGTACTGGATTGCTTCCGCAGCATCAGTTGATCTTTTTAACGGCATGGCGATGAAATCGTCAGCAGGTTATATGATTACTGGTGAAAGTGCAACTACAGTTACGACTATAGGTGTTCTTTACGGAATCTACTATACAGCAGCTTCGACTAATAAACCCACTTGGGCGCATTGGTACGATGCAACAATTACTCCAGCAAACAGTGAAGACACACAAGCGTTTGTTAATGATAACCCTTTCCAGAAGTATACTATAGCTTCAGATGACGCAGTAGCAGCTAATGTTCCTGCAGCTCACGTGAAGTTTATGGAAACTTTCTCCGTGTATGCAAATACAGGTGGAAGTACTTCAACAGGTAAATCATCAACAACTCTTGACATCGGAGCAACACATGCAACAACACATTCTTGGAGATTATTAAGAAGTGCTGAGGAAGTTGAAAACAACGACCTTACAGCAGCTTATTGTTCTCTAGAAGTTGTTTCTAATTTGTCCGAATTTGTCGGATCTGGAACATAATAGGAGCATAATAACATGGCTATATCACGAGCACAGCTAGTGAAAGAACTAGAACCAGGTTTGAATGCACTATTCGGCCTGGAGTACAAACAGTATGAAAATCAGCACGCTGAAATTTATACAACAGAATCATCTGACAGAGCTTTTGAAGAAGAAGTAATGTTAAGTGGTTTTGCAAACGCAAACGTTAAAGTGGAAGGATCTGGTATTTCTTCCGATGAAGCACAAGAAACTTACACTGCACGTTACACACACGACACAATTGCTTTAGCTTTTTCAATCACTGAAGAAGCGATTGAAGATAATTTGTATGACAGACTTGCGTCTAGATATACAAAAGCTTTAGCAAGATCTATGTCTAATGCGAAACAAGTAAAAGCAGTAACACCTTTGATTCAAGGTCTTCCTTCAACGGATAATTTTGATTCTGGTGATGCGGTTTCTCTATTTTCAACTAACCACCCAACGGTTAGTGGAACAGTAGTTAAAAATACTTTAACAACGCAAGCAGACTTAAACGAAACATCTTTAGAGCAAGCATTGATTGACATTGCTGGCATGACGGATGAACGTGGAATAAGAGTCGCAGCAAGAGGAGTAAAAATGATTATTCCTTCAGCTAATCAGTTCAATGCTGAGAGATTGATGAAATCTCCAGGCAGAACTGGAACAGCAGATAATGACATCAACTCTGTAGCATCAATGGGAATGGTTCCTCAAGGTTATAGAGTGAACAATTTCTTAACTGATACAGACAGTTGGTACATCATTACTGATATCCCTAACGGTATGAAAATGTTCCAAAGAGCAGCTTTAAAAACTGCTATGGAAGGTGATTTCGATACTGGCAACGTTAGATACAAAGCTAGAGAAAGATACTCATTTGGAGTATCCGACTATAGAGGTATCTTCGGTGTAGAGGGTGCGTAATCCAAAATAAATTTGTGGCGGGACATAGTTCCGCCACATTTTACAAATAAGGTAAGAAATGCTTAAAAAATTCCTAATACAAATATGGGCTTATGATCATTATGCTAAATTTGAAGTTTTAGCAGAGGATTCTGCCACTTCCATTGAACAATCAATCCTTGACAAATTGGGAGAAAAGAGTATTAAATGGGAATCAACGGGAATGTTTAAAGACAGTCTCCGTAGAATAACCTATGAGGAGGTTAATAATGACCGAAGACCTGTACAA